TTCGCCGCCGCCCCGAAACAGCCGCGCCTCTGCCGCCCGGCGCTTAACGAGCCCAGGCAGGACGACGCCGGCCGCCTTGGTCCAGCGGGTAAACTCGCCCGCTGCGCTTTCGAGCCGACCGGCGTTCAAATGCATAAGCAGCGTCGACCGGGCGAAGGCGCCCCGGCCGACGTTGTGGACGAAGCTGGTCAGCGCCGCCCGCTGATGGTCGGCCAGCGGCACGGTCACAAGGTCGTCAACCGCCTTTGCGGCGTCTGCCAGGTCGTTCTCCAGCAGCCGGCGGGCGGCCTCTTTGGTGATCGGCCCATCGCCCTTGGCGACTGGCTGGCGGTTGCCCCAGCGGGTTGTGCCGTGGCCGATGGTATAGACTTTGGCCGGGCACAGGTAGGCTTCGGCGCGGAAGCCTTCAAAAGCCGCCACCATGTCCACCGCCGCCGCAGGAAGAGGCGCCGTTGCCGGCGCCTCCCCTTTGGCGATGGCAGGAATGGCGGCTGGCGTTGCGGGCGGCGGTGCGGGCGGCTGGCCGGGAGCCTCCCGCCGCGCAAAGATCCAGCCGAAGAAAAGTCGCAGCCAGGTCACTTGCGGATCTTGCCGGCCGCGAACCACGCCGCGGAACCGATGGCGAGCGCGCCACCGACCACGCTTTCCGTCATGCTTTCATCCATGTAGCCGCGCGCGACCAGAAAGCCGGCGGCGAGCTGCAACGCATGGCGCAGCAGCCCGAACACGAGGGCGTCCATTGGCTATCTCCATTTTTTCGAGGATGCCGCCATGACCCGGGCGGCGCGGGATTACATCGGCAGCGGTTCGACGGGGCCGGGATACGGCTCGCGATCAGTCTTCTTCGTCGTCATCTTCGCTGGCCGGCTGCTGCATGGCGTCGATCATGTGGCCAAGCACATCGTGCAGCCCGATCAGCACGGCCAACGACCCGTGCGGAACGGTGCGCCATTTGAACCCGGCCGCCGTTTCCCAAACGATGAGCGCGACTTGCGCTTGATCTGCAACAGCCTCGCCAGCCGCGAAGGCGATGGGGTGGCTATCCAGGCGCATGGGCCGATCCTTTGGCTTGCACGCGAACGCGCGGCTTGACCGTCACCGGCTCGCCTCGGAACCAAGTCACGCCCGCATCGTCGCATTCCGCAATTTCAGGCGGCAGCAACAGCCCATCGCGCCATGTCAGCACGACAAAGCCCGACCGCCCCGCGTCCGGGCTGTCCTCGGCGTATTCCGTATGTGGCCCGCGCGGATCCGCCAGCGTGCCAGTCTGCACGCCGTAGTGCCGCCCGGCATATGTCTCGATGGCATCCACCGAAAGCCGGTGTGTGTGCCCCGTGACAATATGCACGCCCGACTTCACGGCGTTGGTCCGGCCGGCAGTCACGCCGTTGCCGATTTTATGCTTAATGACGGTATGCCCGCCGCTGAGGCCTTGGTTGATATGCACGGCCCAGCTTTCGGACCAATCCGGCAGATGGTCCGCAAGGCGCATCCCGCGGATGCCGCGATAGTCTGGCGCGGCCTTGGACAGGTGGTAGTCGTAGCGCCGGCAATGATTGCCCACGGTGCGGTATCGCTTGGCGCGCGACGCGTGGTCCGCGATGCGACGCAGGCCAACTTGCACCTCGGCCAACTCGTCATCCATGCGGGGCTTCATTTCCCAGCCCAGCGGCGGGTGCTTAGACGACCGCGCGCCGTCTAACTCGTCGCCGTTGCTGATGATCGCCACGGGATCAAGCGCCGGCAGTAGCGCGAGCAAAGCCGCTTCCGCCGCCGTCACGCCAGAGCCAGGCCACCGGTGCCGATCCGACCACACCACCGCGCACCCGTTCTCAATCGCCAAATGGGCGCGCGGCGAATAAGCGTAGGGCGACGAGCTGTGGTCTATGGCGCCGGATGTCGTCGGCAGTTCGAAGCCTTGCGCGGCCAGCCGTGCGCGGCGGCTGTAGACGTTGCGGATGGACAGGCCGGTCAGCTTGGCGGTTTGGGATGGACTGCCGCAGGTTCGCCACGCGCCGATGAACTCTTCGTTTGTGACATCATGCGGCATTGCGGCCGCCCTTGGCCCGGCGCTCAACCTCACAGATGGCGAGGTCGATCACGCGGGGACCGACATAGGCGACGCTGATCGTTACCGCGTATTCGGTGAAGCCATCGAGGTTGAAATAGTCCGCCAGCCCTTTGCCGACGATGCCCATGCCGATTGCAACCGGCAGTTCCCAGAGCAATGACCAGCCCAGCGGCCGGCGATCCACGCGCGCCAGGTGCAGCATCCTACCCAACAGGCCGAGCGCGCCCGCGCTGGCCGCAGAGGCAGCGTCAAAATCAGACATGATGTTGAGCTCCGGCAGCGGCGCCGCGCTGGCGCCGGGTTGCGGCGTCAGGTCAAGACGAGCGAGGGCGCAACGGAGAATTGCACCTCAACGGCCGAGCTGCTGGGGCTGCTCGCCGTAGCGCGGACGGCCCAATCGCCGGCCGCGTTAACCACGACATCGGTGTAGTATCTGCTGGACGTTTCCTGCACCGCCGCGCTGGCGGCGACCGTGCCGGCGGGATTTCGGACGCTAAACGCCACGCCAGTGACCGGCACGGCTGCGTCGGCCTCGTCGGCAAACGTCACGCGGATGCGGACAGTCTCGCCGGGGAAGAATTGCTGAAGGCGGCGGCTCATTGGTAGCCCTCCACGATGGCTGTGGCTTTGATGCGCCGGCCGGCTGTGGCGGTGCCCTGCACGGCGGCGGCAATGGTGGCGGTGCCAGCGATGGCGCTGGACATCCCGGCGGATGCGGGAATGACGGCGCCAACATTGGCGTTGCCTGTAACAGCGCGTGCGGCGACGGCGGAGGCGCGGATTACTGGCGTCGGAACCGTCGCGTCGCAGACAATCGCGCCCGCGCCAGCCAGTAAGCCCGAAACGCTGAACCGCTGGCGCGCAATCGCGGCAACCGTGCCCACGCCTGCAAGGCTTGCGGCGGCGCCGGCATTGCGAGCGACAGCGGCTTGCAGCGTGCCGTTGGCCGAAAGCGTGGCGGCCGCGCTTTTCCGCCGGCCCGCTGTTGCGTCAATCGTGCCCGCACCGACTAGCGCGGCGCTGACAGGCAGGGCAACGCGCGCATCGGCGAAGATAGTGCCAGCGCCAGCAAGCGCGGCGGCTGCGGCCTTCTGGCCGCGTGCCGTGCCGGTCAGCGTGCCGGCGGCGGTCAGCACAGAGCCGGCGGCGATGGTCGCCGCGGCGCTGGCGGTAAGCGTGCCCGAGGCCGACAGCGCGGCAGATACCACGTCGGCGATGATTGCATCAGCCGTAAGCGTGCCGGCGCCTTGCAGCGTGGCAGCGACGGCCTTGCCAAGCCCTGCATCGGCCTGCGCGGTGCCTGCGCCGTCGAGCGCGGCGGTGATGGGCCGCGACCGGCCGGCGGCTGCGTTGACGGCACCAGCGCCAGCCAGCGCGGCTTCTGCCGGCCGGCTGCGCTGAGCGTCGGCGGCGATGACGCCTGCGCCGTCGAGCGCCGCAGCGGCGGGCCGCGTCCGCTCGGCCTGGCAAGCAACAAAGCCGGCGCCCTGCAGGGCGGCGGCCACAGGTAGAACAACGCCAGCCGCAGCGGCAACCGTTCCAGCGCCGTCGAGCGCCGCCGCGACTGGCAGCACCAAGCCGCCAGCAGCATCAACCGCACCAACGCCGTACAGCGCGGCAGTAACGCCACGCTGGCGGTTGGCCAGAGCCAGCGCCGCACCTTCGCCCGCAAGCGCCGCGCTGGCCGCTAGGGTAACGGCACAAGCGCCGCTCAGCGTGCCCGCGCCGGTCAGCGAGGCGGCGGCCGGCGCAATCAGCCCGGCAGCAGCGGCAAGCGCGCCCTCGGCCGCCAGCGCGGCGGCGACACCACGCTCGCGCTGAACAGATGCGGACGCCGCACCTTCGCCCGCAAGCGCCGCGCTGGCACTACGCTCGCGCGACGCATCACCCGCCGCAGTGCCGGCGCCAGCCAATGCCGCCGCGGCGGCAAGCGTCAGGTTGGCGTCAGCGGCAACAGCGCCCGCGCCGGTAAGGGCAGCGGCAATCGCCCGGCTGCGCCCAGCCTGGGCGGCAAGCGTACCGCTGGCGGCAAGCGTCGCCGAAGCCTCGCGCGGAATGCCGGCGATGGCGGCAAGCGTGCCGGCGCCGTTGAGCGCAGCCGTTACCTCGACCGCGTTGAAGTTCTCGGTGACACGGAAGCTGCCCGCTTCCGTCGTGCGGATTAACCCGCTTTCGGATATACGGACGCCGTTGCTCATGGCGCGCTATCTCAAGCCGGCTGCGTCGGCCACTCGACCGACCAGGGGAAGCCCTCTTGGCCGGGTACGTCGCGCAGCTCCTGCCGGTACGCTGCCCAAGCGGCGGCATCCGCAGGGGCATCGGCAAACTGGGTCCAGTCGGAGGCGGCAAGCCGGGCGTTGCGGTCGGCGCGGAGCGAAGCCGACGCCTCAATAACCATAGGCAGTTCTCTCCACCGGGGAATTTGCTTGATGGCGCTTATCTCCGCAGGCGTCCGCTCGCGGGTATTCCACTTTTGGTAAACACGGCAACCTTCTGCCGCGTAATAATCACCGTCAACTGTTGAATGGATCGTTTCAGCCGGGCGATCTGAAAAGTAAACTGGATAGGCGCCGGTGGTCATTTTGGGCAAAAGCAATTGGTCGGGCTGTCCATCTAAAATCTTCATGTAAAAGTTGGACATCACAAGTTCCCCGTGTTGGTGGATGGAAATGCGCGAGTAATGCCGCTTGTTCCCGACCAAATAATTCTCACTGCGCCAGTGCCACCGGCTGAGTTTGTTCCGCCTGTGCCGCCGCCGTATTGTTTGAAGGAGCCACCACTGCCAGCGCCAGAAGGCGCGATGCCGTTAGCTCCCTGCCCCAACAACCCGACGCCACCCCCATCTTTGTTCGAATGTGCTCCAAGGTTTGAGCCGCCCGCTCCACCGCCGCCGGACCCTGCTTGACTAGCTCCCGCGCCGCCGTTCCCGGAGTAGCCGCCAGCCCCGCCGCCACCCCCTTGGGCACCGTCACCGGGCCCCCGCCCTTCGCCGCCGAGGCCCCCACCATCGCCGGTAAAAGTGCCGCCCGCCGCAGGTCCACTGCCCGACCCCGACGCGCCGCCGCCGCCGCGCACGATGCTGGAGCTAACAAAGGAGCTATCTCCACCAGGAACACTAGCACTGCTGCCCGCCGCACCCACAACCACCGTGTAACTTTGCCCCGGGACAACCGAGATGTTGTTTTTCCACCCCAATCCGCCGCCGCCGCCGCCGGATTGATACCAACTACCAAACCCCCCGCCCCCGACGCAGACGGCAGAGACAGAGGTGACGTTAAGAGGGGCGACCCATGTATAGGTCCCAGGCGTGGTAAAAGCGATCTGGCTCGCCGGGGTTGTCACTGTATATCCACCAATTGTCCTTTGATTTATAACAAATCCGCCAGCGCCATCTTGCGTTGGCGTATAAGTAATGGTCGCTAAAGATCGCGACACCGTGCCGTTTGTTGTTGTGATTGTATATGTGGTTTGAGAGTCAAAATTAGTGATGGTGAACGTGTATGCGGTGCCGGTGATCATCGTGCTTGACGTGGGGCCGTCGATGGTTACTGAGGTGGCATTTCCCCATACAGGCGGGGAGTTTATTCCCTGCGAAAGCAGAGCTTGGCCGCTGACGCCGTAGTTTGCCCCCTGAATACCAAGCTGACCCAAAGGGCCAATTCTAAAATCTTCCGAGCCGCCAGTGCCGAAGGCGATGGTGTCCGCAGCCGGGAAGAAGATGCCGGTGTTGCTATCGCCCGCAGCGGTCAGGCCGGGCGCGCTTACCGTGCCGGCCGCGACAGCCAGCGCGCCGGTCAGCGTGCCGCCGCTGGTCGGCAGCAGCCCGTCGCGGATCTGCGCCGCCGTCACCTTGCGCGACGTGCCGGCTTGGTTCGCTTCCAGCTCGTCGGTCCCAGCAGCCGAAGCCGCCGCCGGGAGGTCGGATATTTTGACGAAGGCCACGGCGGCGGCTCCTGCTTATTAGGCGATGGTCAGCGAAAGCGCGCTGGCGGCGATGGTCAGGCTGTCGCCGGTGTCCACCGTGCGCGCGGTGGTGAGGGCGCCGGCCCACAGGCAATTGCCGCCCGTCACCGCATCAAACACGGCCACCGACGCCATCGAGCCCCAGGACGCAGACGCCGGGCCGAAGACCAGCAGCGCGCTATTCGTCGCCGCGTCATTCGTCACGGTGAAGCTGACAACCTGGCGCGCGTAGCCATTACCGCTCGGCTCGCCGGTCAGGCCGGTGTCGGTGTGGCCCGTGCCGGCGCCGACATACCACGCGGTCGGGCGCGACACGGCGCCGGCGGTGAGCTGCCAGACAAGAAGCTGGTTCTCGCCGAAGTTGGTGATGTTGCTCATCTCTATCTCCTATTCGCTAGGGCCTGCCGGCCATTGAACTGCAGCCGCGGCACGCGCCTCGGCGGCGTTGTTCGCCGCCATGACGGCGGCCTTGGCCTGCAAGCGCAGGCTTTCGATTTGCGCGGCCACGGCCGTCCAGGCCGCGGCACGCGCGCGAACGAGAGCGCCGACAGCGGAAAGCGTGGCGGCGGTGATGCCGACCTCGGCTGCAAGCATTGGGTAAGCCTCGGGCTGCGGCGCGGGGTCGGTCGCCATGCGCTCGGCTTCGGCGCGCTTTTGCTCATAGGTGAGCGCCTGGCCGCTGCCGGCCGTGATCCACAGCAACCGCGTCGTCTCGGCCTGCGCGTCCACTTGCGTCGTCAGCGTCAGCCGAAGCGTGTTGATGGTCGGGCCAAGGTCAATCCGCATGGATGGTGACCTCCCACGGCTTGTGTGTCGGGTCGGCTGTGACGCTGACGCGGATGGCGCCCGGCTGCGTGCTGGTCAGCGTCAGCGTGCCGCCTGCAACCTCAATCGGCCCGGCTTGCACGGCGCCTGCGATCCGCACGCAGCAAGGGTCGGGAAGGCCGCTGATGACGCATTGCGCGATGCCATCGGCGGCAAAGGTCGCGGCCGAGATGGTTGGCGTCATCGTGGCCCGTTCGACCGCCGCGCCGTTGACGATGCGGTAGGCAAGCGGGGTGACGGCGGCGGGGTGGTCAAACGGCACAACCGGGCCGACCAATTGGCCAGGCATAAGCACGCGCGGGACTTCGCCTGTCGACGACCGATAGACGCTATTAATAATCCCGAGTTGGTCGTGCAGAAGGGTGGCATCGAAGGTATTGTCGTTCATCGGTGTCACCGGATGCGGCTGAACGCAATTATGGAAAACGAAGACGCCTGGATTGAGCCGTCTTGCCCCCACCAATATAAAATAAAGTCATTATTCCCGGCGGTAAACGTGCGGGCCAAGATAAAGGTAGGCGTGTCGTTGATGGCGCCCATTTGACGCTCAAGAATAGTGCTGCCCCCCGCAGTCTGGATAAGCACTCGGGTAACGGTGGCGCCGCCTGAGTACCCCTGCTGCAATGACACCATCAATATGCCTTGCCGGTCTTGTGGCACCGTAAAGCCAAGGCCCTGGATGGCTTGATAATTGCCCGAACCCGACGCTGTATTGGGGTTAAACGCGGAGGCAAAGGTCGTGACCGCATCGCCCTGCACTCGCAGCGTGTCCACCGTCGCAACGCCAAGCTGCGCGGACTGCGTGATTAGGGTTTCGGACGCGAGGTTCGTCGCGCGGATGGCGCCGGCTGCGATCTCGGTCGAGCTGATAGCAGCGGCGGCGATCTTGCCGGCGGTTATGGCGTTGGCGGTGATCTTGTCGGACGTGATGGCGTTGGCGGCTATCTTGCTCGCCTCAACCGCGCCCGCCGCAATTTTCTCAGCCGTGATGGCGCTGCCAGCTATTTTTTCGGCAACAACCGCGCCCGCCGCGATGTTGGCGGCCAGCACCGACGCCGCCTGCAGCTTCGGCGTGGATATGGCACTGTCGCTGATCTGCGTCGTGGTGATTTGGCCAGTCAGCTTTGCCGCGTTAATTGCGGCGAGCTGCGCGTCTGTTAGCTGCCCGGTGATATCCACCGCCGGCACCGCTGCCGTCCAGGCCGACCCGGTCCAGCGATACAGCTTGTCGTCGGTGGTCAGGAACACCATCCGGCCTTCAAAATTGCCGGTGCTGGGCAGGCTGCTGACAATCTCGACCGGCGTGATGCCGGCGGCGAACTTTGCGGTGTTGACGATACCGTCCTGGATGTCATTTGCGACCAGCAGCGAGGTGGTCGCAGTGACCGGGCCAACATAGGCCGACAGGTTGCCGCTCAGGTCGCGCGACCGCACCCAGTAGTGGCGCGTCACGTTCGGATTTAGTCCCGTCCGCACAAAGCCGGTGCCGCGCGTCTCGCCGACAAAGTAGCGGCCCGCGGTGCTGGTGCTGGTATTTTCCCAGACTTCTACCGCCGCCAAGTCGGACGCCGTGGGCAGCGTCCAGGCTACGCTGACGCCGCGCGTAATGCCGGCGGCGGTCAAGTTGGTCGGCGCGTCAGGCGCCGTGCTGTCGGCGGCGCCCGTGCCATTGATCGTGGTGGACCAAGCGCCGCGCGCGATGCCGGTGACGCCGCGCACCCGGACTTGGTAGGCTGTGCCGATCAGCACTGGCGCGATGACGAAGCGGTTGGTGCCGACCGGCACCTCGGCCGAGTTCCAGTCCGCCGCGCCAGACACGCGCCATTGCACCTCGTGGGCAATCAGGAACGCGAAGGCCGAGGCGGTCCATGTCACCAGCAGCGCAGGCGCGACAGATCCATCCGCCTGCAACGCCGTGCTGGCGGCGACCGCAAGGTTAGTCGGCGCAGGGATCGCAAGCGGGTCCACCAGATTGGTGTCAGGCGCCAGCGGCAAGGGCTGGGCGTCGCCGAACTGCCAAGCGTAGCTGTTGGCGCTCTCCTCGCGCAGCGTCAGGTTGATGATGCCGCTTTCGGCGTCGAAGGTCCATGCGACGATGCGGAAGGGCTTATTCGTCCACCCGAAGTCGGCCAGCGTGACGTTCAACGTCTGCCAAACGCAATACCGCAGGCCGGCGTATTTCACCGGCACGCGCACCGTCAGCGCCTCGCGCGCACGGCGCAGGGTCAGCTTGGCGAGCCGCTGCGCGCGCGTTTCGTCGGTCGTAAACGGCCACTCAACATCCCGCGTGATCGTCTCGCCGTCAGCCGACACGATGGCCGCCTCGGAATAGGCGGGGAACTCGGACGCCTGCCAGTTGCGGCTTGGGTTGATGAACGTACCGCGCACCGTATTGAACAGCTCGCGCCGCGGCGGCTTAGTCACCAACTCGACCGGGCCGGCGAGGTCGCTGGCCGTCAGCGTGTCGGTCGGCGCGTCATAGGCGCCGGCGTATAGGCGATATCGGCCTTGAACATAGACCAGCGTGCCGGCGCAGCTCGTCAGCATATCGTCGATGATATCGAGCGGCGTGGCGTCAAGGCTAAACGCGCCGTCGAGCGTATATCGCCGCTGCGTGGTGCCGCCCGCGGCGATGGTCACGAATTCATCGCAGACGTTGGCGGCAGCCGTGAAAGATGCCGTGTCGATTTCGTCGGCGCTGCACGCGAGGCCATCCGCGCTCGTCAGATAGTGCAGGATGCAGAGCGCAGGGTTGTTGCTGTAGCCGGTGACGCCAGTGCGAGGGTCCACGATCTGGTTGTGGCCGCGCATCTCGACCGACAGAGCGCCGGGGCCGTTGGCAAATACGTCGCGGTCGTATTCCAGCCGGACGTACATATACGCAGTTTCCCGCAGCACATGGTCGGCGGTCCATTCGCCGTTCGTGTCCGCGATAAGGTCGGCGTTGGCCGTTGTTTGACCGCCAGCGGCAAAGAAAGTCCGCAGCCGGTTGGCGTACTTGCCCGTGGTGTGCGCGCCGTTGACCCACGCAATTCGCTCGTCGTTAATCCAAAGCGCGAGCGGCCCATCTACGCGATGGCCAGCGACCGGAACGACGAGGTGCAGGAACTGTTTTGCGTCGCCGCTGCTGGACGCATAGACGATAGGACCAGAGACGCGGGCGGTCCCATACACCACCTGGCGCGGGGCCACGCTGCTGCGGATGGTCTGCTTGCGGTCCTGGGCGCGGCTGCTGCTGGACGACTTGGTGCGATTAAGGCCAAAGGCCGCGCTGAGGCCGTAGCCAATGCCGGCAGCGACGACGCCACCCACCAGCCCGGCAGCAATAGTCGCTAAGCTGGCGAAGCCAAACAATGTTGGGCCGATAATAGCTGCGGCTGCCGCCGAGGCGCCATAGCCGGCGGCCGCCACAGCTATAGCGACAATGATTTGCGGCATCTCAGACCACCCACGCACGCAGGACGCGCGACGCCGGCAGGAAGTGCAGCCGGTCCACGCCGGGCACGGCCACCGTGCCGCCCAGATGCACGCCGCACATGCGCTGATTGCCGACCGCCACGAACACCATGTCCCCCCGCTGCGCGAAGGCTGGTTCGCACTCTGCCGCGCCCCAGGCCGCCATTGTCGCGGCTACCCACACCTCTAGGCCGGCCGGGCCAATGATGGCTTCGGCCTCTTCCTCGGTGCTGTATGCGCCGCGGACAGCCGCCGCCGGGTCTTCGCCGGTCAACTCAAGCGCGGCGTCAGCGGCGAGCGTGAAGCAATCCTGCAAGCCCCAGGCGAAGCCCTCATCGCGGCGCGCGTCGATAAAAGCCGCAAGCCGCTCGGCCCAGTCAGCAGCGCGGGCGCGCGTTGGTTCCGGGCGCATCAGCGGGGCGGCGTCCAGTTAGAGGCAGGCCACACGATGTCTTTGTCCACCGTGGCCGTGACGAACTCGAAGCCCTTATCGGCCGCAAAAGCCCGCTTCTGATCTTCGTCGGTGTAGCGGCGCACGCGCGCGCGCTCCCAGTCGGCCAGCCTGTTTTCCAGCCGCACCGTGACGCTTGCTGTGTCGCCGAGCGTCACCGACATCTGGTCCATTCGCCCCCGGAAGGCGATGGGCGGGGTGCCGATCGGTTGCCCGTTCGCGTCAAGCTGCACTTCCCAAATGGTCGCAGCATCGCCCTGGTATTCCTGCGTGAGAGCGAGCGCCACAGCGTCGCGCGGGACGCCTGTGATGCCAACCGTCAGGCCATAGGGGCGCGTCTCGGCGCCTTCCTCAATCACGCCAATGGACCCCAGCGCGCCGAGGCCAAGAAAGGTATTGCCGCCGATGACGATATCCAGCGTGGATCCGTTCCAGCGCGCCATACCGCTGGGGAAGTCCAGCGCGACCGCCATCGTGCGGGTGACAACCTCGCCCGTGACGGCGGTCAGGTTGCCTGCTGCAAGACCCCGGCTCATGCCAGCGCCTCCACGATGCTGATGGACACGGCGCCCAGCAACGGCGCGCGGACTTGGACCTCGCCCGCATCGTCAGACGCAAGCATAAAGGTGCCGGTCGGGCTGGCGATGGTCACAGCAGCACCGTCCGCGCCCGAGCGCCGGATGGCCGGCGCAATCGGCACCGACGCCACGCCGGAACCGTTGGCCGTGACATCGGCGGTCACTTGGTGCAGCCGGCGGCGGTTGCCGGTGTCGGTATAGGAAAACCAATCACCGGCCAGGAACGCCTGCGCGTTGGCGCTAAAGCCGCGCATGGACACCGTGGCGCCCGTCTGGCTGGCGCCGTTGATGACTGGCGAACCGCCGCCCGTGGCCCGCCGAGGCGCGTGGACAGGGCCATAGAAGAACCGGCCCGCCATGCCGCCCATCGACGCCAGGAACGCTTCCAGCAGCCGGTAATCGGCCGGCGGCAGCGTGCGCCAGGTCAGGGTTGCTTCCCACCGCGCGCCGGGCAGCGCGAGCGTCTGCACCGTTCCGTCAAAGGGCGAGGTGTGCGTTTGCGTGCGAGCGCGCAGACGCCACGACACCTCAGACGGGTTGCGGATGGCCGGGAATGCCACGCTCATTTACGCGCGCCTCCCCACGATACGCGCGGCCGAACCGCCGCGCTGGATGCTGTCAAGAAGCTCTGCGTTCGACGCGCGCGCGATGGCGACCATCTCGGCCCGCAGGCGCGGCACCATCGACGCATCCGCGCCGCGGGCGTCGATGTTGTAAGTCGGCGCGAAGGTCATCCCGCCGCCGCCTTCCATCGCCACCGGGATGCGGCGGCCGTCAGGCAGCGGAACGTAAGCCTCAGGCGTGCGGCCTTCACCAAACAGCGCAATTTGCGGGCTGTTGGCGATGCCGCCCATTGCGTAGCGGTTTAGCGGCATAGGGCCGCCAGCGGTCATAATGCCGCCGTTGGCAAACGTGCCGCCACTCGCGCTGACAGTTGGCAGTGTCGCGCCGGCACCCGCCCCGCCAGCGCCCGCAAAGAGCCCGCCAAGTGACCCCATCGCTGACTGCACGCCGCCCGCCAGCGCATTGCCGAGCGGCTGAGTGATAGCCGCGCGAATGATGATGCGCGCGATGTCCTGCTCTAGGCCCTTTAGGACTTCGGAAAATTCGCGGCCTCTGACAATCGCATCCTCAAACGCAGAAGAAAACGAGAAGCCAAGCTCATTGGCAAACTGGCTGGTGCGCTCCGTGCGGCGCTGTGTTTCTTCGATTTGCTCGCCCAGGCGGATAGATGTGCGCTCGACCTCGGCGCTAAACTGTTCCTCGGTGATAATCCCCGCCGCCAGCAGCGATGTCAGGAACTCTTGCTGCCGCGCGTATTCGGTAAGGACGGGGGTGGCAGCTTCTAGGCCGGCGGTCGAAAGGTTAACCGCTTGGTTGTAGGCGTCGAACTGGCGGGTCAGGTCGGCCGTTCTGGCGGCCAGAATGCCCTGGACATCTTCCGCGCCCATGGCCACGCGCTCCGCGCGGCCCGGCCTAGGCTCTAGACGCGAAAGCTGCGCGTCACGGTCGGTTGCCGCCTGCCCTTCAAGCCGCTCCAACTCGGCCGCACCGAACAAGCCGATTGCCGCCAAGCCGCGCAACTCGCGAATGCGTTCGTCATACTGCTGCGCGATGCGGTAGCGATCATCAAGCTGGCGGCGCAACGCCTCTGCTTGCTCGCCTTGCCTTGCGCTGGGGTCAGAAAACGCCCCAAGCATACGCTGCTCCAGCCGCTCCAACTCCGCCGCCGCGCGGGTCATTTCTTCGCGCAGGCGATTGAACTCGACCACCCGGCGCTGAACACTGTCGGGGATACGGGTTTCAGGCCCCGCCAACGCTTGCGCGTCTCGGGCCTGCTGCACCGTCGGCTCTAGCTCAGCAAGACGCTCAGCGCGCGCCGCCTGCTGCTGCCGGATGGACGCTGCGGCTAGGGCGCTAGTCGAGACGACGGCGGCACGCGCCGTGCGGTCAAGGCGCGCGATCCGCTCGATTTCAGTCTCGAAAACGTCGTTGGCGGCTTTGGTGGCATCTTCCAGCCGCTTTTGTGCTTCGGCCAGTTCGTCAGTCGCGTTTCCGGCACTGAGAAGCTGATAGGCCAAAAGGCCAACAGTCAGGACCGCGCCCGCAATCGCGCCGCCTGTGCCGAAGATACCCAGAAATTGCGACGCCTGGGCGCCGAACGCAGTAATAGCGTTCTGGCCCATCTGCACTTGGACCGCAAAATCCTGGATTTGATAGCCGGCCGCGCCTGCCGCCTGACCAAAGCGGCCTGCGTTTTCCCCGGCTTCGCGCGTGGAGCGCGACAAGGCGCCGACACCGCCGCCGCTTGCGCTGCGCTGCGCCGCCGCATCAAGGCGCTGCAAGGCGCGCTCGCCCTGCTCGCCCATTTGCAAAAGCTGCTGGCGAACCACATCCGCATCGCGGACGCTCAGCGACAGGACGATAGCGCGCGAACCGCTCAACGCTCGTCCCTCCGTCTCTCAGATTGACCCATCAAAATGCCCTCGGCGCAGGCCGCCAGCAGCGGCGCGGCTTGCGGGCGCGGCACGCCAAATGCCTCGGCCGTATCGAGGGCCGCCGACATATTTACCGATGCCATTTCACCGAAGGCGAGGCAGGCTTCAGAAGCCCGCAGGCACATCACGCCGGCCTGCGTCGCCGGCAGATTGGTGACGCCGGGGCAGTCACCGCAGCGGCCTGTTAGTTGGCCGTCTGGTCCTCGCGGCCGGTCGCCGCAGCCGTCGCAGTGCTGGGCGCTCCCGCTCCAACGCCATCGGAGGAGAGCGCGGAGGCGTTTCCCTCGGCGATATCCGCCTCAAGCGGCGCCCGCAGCGCGCGGCGGAACGCCGGGCCAAGCACAGCATGGCGGGCGAAGGCTTCCAGCGTGGCGGGGTTGATGGGCGCCGGCTCGCCAGCAACGCCCAAGCCTTCCCAGGCCACGACGCAAAAGCGCGCCAGCGCCTCGATCTCGAAAGCCTCGGCCATCCCGGCCAGCGCCGAAGCATTGGCGGCGTTGAAGCCCACCGGGTCAGGCGCCATGCCTGTCTCGGCCTGCGCCTTAGCCTCGCGCTGCAAGCCAGCGGCGCGCACGATGGCCTCGGTGCGGGCCGCCTCTGCCCGCGCCGTGGTCAGCGGCTCAACCTCGACCCGAACGCCGCCGGGCAGGCTAAGCCAGCGGCGCACAGGCGCCGTGCCAAGGTCGATCATCAGTAAGCCGCCACCGCGTTCTTGTAGGTGACGCGCAGCAGCGAAGCGTCGGTCGCGTCGTCCGAGGCGATGAAATTGTAGGTGCGGCTAATGCCAGCCGGGCCTTCGACCGAAGCGGAAGTCGGCTCAAGAATGCACCGCGGATAGTGGAATTCCACCGAGGTGTTGGCGTCGATGGTCAGCGTGAAGGTCACGCTCGCCGCCGTGCCGGCGCGGGCCGCCGTCTCAAGAGCATGGTCAGCGAAGCGCACGGTGATGGACCCGCCGCCAGTCGCTTGGCCGAAGTCAATGCCGCCAATGCCGAGGCCCGCGCCAACGGTCGGCACAGCTTCCATACCGTTTGAGAACCGAATGGTGCCGCCGGTCACACCGCCCAGCGCCGTGCCGCCACGGCTGATAGAGCCCTGGATCTGGTGGAAGCGCGTAAACGCCGTCACGGTCGGCGTGCCTGCGCCGGACGTGGCGGCCAGCGTCTCGGACAAGCACATCAGGCCAATGGTGGCCTGCGCCGCGCCGTCTGGCGCGATGGACACTTCTAGGCTGTTCGCCCGAACGCCAAGCGCGCGCTCAAACCGGTTGATGTCGGTAAACGCTTTCTCAATGGAGCGGGACGGCAGCGCGCTGCCACCCGACTTAAAGACGTGCGTGCGGTTCGTCGTGCCCGTGGTGGTCGGGGCGCCCAGCATCATCCGCAGCCAGTGGCCAAAATGCACCGTGTCGATGGGAACGCGCGCGCTGCCTTCGACGCGGGCGACCGACTGATAAGGGTCAGCGGCGTTGCGGCGGGCGTTAGCGGATAGGATGGTGTCAGACTGCAAGCCAGGCGTGGCGCCTACTTGCAGCAGAAAGGCCGGGAACTGCGCCCAATCGCCGCCAGGCGCGACGCCCTCGGTGACTTCTTGGACCCAGTAGAAGCGGGCGGCTGCGCCCTGTGCGCCGAGCGGCATTGCCGGTTCTCCGTTAAAGGTTGGACGTGGTGGTGCTGGTGCGGAAGCTGACCGTGCCCCAAAGGCGCGCGCGACCGCTGTCGAAACTGTCTTCCAGGCCGTCAAACAGGACGGGGCTGAACTTCGTGGCGTCTGGCGTCCAGCCGACCAGCGCGGCGACCACCGCCTTGGCTGCTGTCAGCAGGCCAGTCGCGCCGGCTTGGCCGCGCTCGTCGGTCGAGTTGTCAACCGCAATCATCACGCGGAACCGGACCAGCAGATGCTGGTCGAGCGGGCTGATTTCCTCGCCGTCGCCAGGCTCGATGCCGCCGGGCATGAAAAACGCATGAGGCACCGGGAACTCGGTCTGTTCGGACGCGCGGACCTCGGCCGCCGTGCCAGCCACGCGGTTGCTAAACAGCGCGCATTGGCCGCGAAGGCGCGTGATGACTTGGTTCGGCAGCGCCGCAATGCTCATGCTGCCCCCCGGAATGCCGCGTTGGCGTCAATGGCGCGCAGAAGACGGCGCTCTAGGTCGTCCATCGCCCGCTTTTGCAGCGGCGTCCAAATCGGACGCGGCTCAACGTGCGTTTTTGCGGCGGCGCGCTTGGATTTGCCTTTACCTTGGTAGAAGCGGCCGGTGCCCAGCTCCATCCAGTGGCGATGATTGGCGATGCCTTTTTCGCTGAAAACTCTAGCACCGTAGCCCTTGAGCCGCGATGGAAACTCTACCCGCAAGCCGCGCAGCAAGTTGCCGGTAAAGACGGCCGGCGGCTCGCCCGGGCGCGAGGCGCGCCAAGACCGAACATTGCCGCTCTTAAGCTGCTTGCGCCGGACCACGGTCCTCTCAATGCCGCCGAAAAGCTCAACGCGCTGCCTGACTGCCCGATACCGCCCTCGGCCAGATCGCGCCCCATACAGAATGCCGCTCTTAGGCCGCCGCAGCTCGGTCGCCACGATGCGGTTATACTCGCGCGCTAGGTCGCGGATGACGCCGCGCAGATCAGCATCAAGCGCCGCCGCGTCAGTCGCGAGCTTCAGAAATGCACCGCGGTTGCCAATGGACACGCCGATCATGCGTCGAAGTCCACCCGCATTTCCTCGGCCATCACTTCCAGCCAACGCCGCCGGCCGTCAGGGTCGCGCGCGTCGCGCTTGCGGAAACGCTGCGCGCCTTCGTTAACCGACAGATGCGTGAATGTGGTCGGATCCAGCCAGCGCATGGTGATGCGATGCGTGATGGCGTCGCCAACCTGTATCGAGCCGATGTAAACGCTGCCGCGCGTGGCCTCGACCGCGCCCCAAACCTCGGCAACCAACGCATAAGTCTCGGCAATGCCCGTGCTGCCGTCTGCCGCCTGCTGGCGCATTTCCAGCGTGACGCGGTTGCGAAGGGCGCCGATGTTCACAGCCCGTGCACCCGATACGGGTCAAGCAGCCGGCGCACCGCAGGCACCTCAGACAGCGGCTTCGCGGCGCTCGCCTCGCGGTTTTCGTAAAGCTCACCCAGCACCAGCAGGATGGCCGCGCGCAGGGCGGCAGGAACCGCCCCGGCGTTGGTATAACCGGCCTGGAACCGCACGCGCACCGCGGCGCGGTCATCGAGGCGCGTGCCCGGCCAGGTCGTGCCCACCGCCGGCCACAGAAGCGCCGGCTGAGCAGTCGGGCCAGACGATGCTTCGACTTGATAGGCGGCCGGGTCGAGCAGCGTATCCGCGCCAGCCGCCGAGGTGTAGCGCAGCGATGTCACCGACAGCAGCGGCGGAACCGGCAGGGTGATGGCGCCGATGGGAAACTCAGGCAGCCGCACTTCCCAGGTCTGCGCCATCAGCGCGCGGCCGGTGTGGTTCTCCACCGCCTCGCGAGCCGCCTGCAAGTATGCCTCGATCAGCGTGGCGTCGGTGCCGCCGATGCCCGCGCGCAGATGTTCCTGCGCGTCAGCCAGCGAAACCGGCTCAACAGCAGGGGCCGTAATGAGGCGGATGTCCATGCGGCGCCCTCACTTAAAGAGCGGGACGGCCCGAAGGCCGCCCCGCATTGGCTCAGGCCGGAGGCGCGACGCGGTCAAGAAGACCGCGAACCGCCACCGCCGACATCGGCGTGGCCGTGGCGTGCGTGCCGCCAAAGTCCGCCAGCAGCTTCAGGAACTGCTTGCGGCCCCGGTAGCCCACGACCGTCACGCTCGGCGTCGCATGCGCGGCGACAAGCGAGCGGACGATGCCGCCCGCGCCCACCGTCACGCCCACGACGTCATCCTGCTCCACGGCCGTGTATGTGCCGCCAGAGGTGTCGCAGTGGGTCAGCTTGAACTCGACCTTGTTGGTGGTCGTGAACGTAATGCCACCCACACCGACCTCAATAAGCACCGTGCAGGCTTGCGCCTTGCCGATGTCGAGCGATGCCGGGGTGTTGTCAGCATCATACGCAGCGGCGGGCAAAAGAACGCCCGCCGTCAAAGTTTCGCTTTGGTCGAAGCGCATGGGGTCCGCACTCCTTACGAAGCGGCGTTGACGAACACCTTTACGGCGCCGCCAACGTCAATGAGGTTGCCGCCCGAGCGCATCCACGCGAGGAAGCCGACCTGGCCCTTTTTCGTGAACGCGCTGTCGGTGAAGCGGAACATCTCCACCGCCATCACGTCGCGGATGTAGTAGGTGGAGAAGTCACCAAACAGGATCGACCGGGCGCTTGCCGCCATGTCGACAATGTCTTGGTTGATGCTGATCGGCGCGCCCAACAGGCGATCCGGCGCACCTTCCGGAACACCCTGCTCATAGCCCGGCACGAAAATGGGGCGGTTCTGCTGATCCTTAATCTGGCGGATCTTCATCAGCGTGTTGTCGTTGAACATCCAGCGCACGCGGCCAAGGTCGCGATAGGCCGGGTCAACCGAGTGCTGCAACTCCACCAGGCTGTCATAGGTCACGGCAGTGACCTGCGAGGTGCTGTTGGCAGCGGTCTTGCCGGCGGTCGCGGCAGTCACCACGCCGTTCGGCTGGCCGGTGCCGGTGCCGATTGTGAAGTGCCGGTTGGTAATCCGCGCCAGGCGGGTCGACAGACGGTCGCGAACGAACGCCTCGATGTCCACCACGCTGTCCTGCAGCAGTTCAAACGGAACCGCCACGACTTTGGAAGAATACTTATAGACCGGCAGGCTGATGGTGCCGAACGTCACATCGGCATCCGTCGCAGTCTGGTTCTCGGCGATGATCTCGCCGACTTCAGCCGTGCCGTTCGACGTCGGGAAGCTCATTGCGCCCACGCCGGTCGTGCTGATGGTCGTCGAAACCTGACGCATGCCACCGAACGCCTTCAGCGCGTCCAGCACCGAGCGCGCCACTTCGCTGTCAACCGTGAAGCCACCCTCGGAACCCGTGGTGGTGCTCATGGTGTTGCGGACGTGCGACCAGTCGTCGGCGTTAAGCGCCTTGTCGCCGCCCTGCAGCCACTTGGCGTAGATCGTCATGCCACGGTCGCCCGTGTTGCGGCCACGCTTCTCGGCAGCTTCGGCAACCGCGTGCGTGCGGGTTTCGGCCGCAATCTTCTCGTTCGCGTCCACGATGCGCTTGATCTTGGCGTCAATTTCGTCGATCTGCGCCATGCCCGCGTCATAGATCGGCTGATCCGCAGCCTCGTTCCACTCGGTCTTGGCAACAAGTTCATGCAGCGACTTGGCGACAGCCGCGCGCTGCTCACGCAGGGCCTGAATGGCCATGATGAGGTTTCCTTTCAGGAAGGCCGAAATGCCCCGGCCGGGCTATCTGACGCGCGGCTGCGCTCAGATCAGAGAAGCGGCCAGCCGCACGGCGAGGCGCCGCCGCAACTGGTCCCGCATATCGTTGGCCGGAACTGGGACCGGCTCTGGCTTAACTGGCGCCTTAGCGTAGGCGCTCAGATCCCAATGCGCCGCAGGGCGCTGCTTATTCTCGTTAACGAGCCGGTCGGCCAGCTTTGAGCCAACAGCTTCCTCGGCGGTAAACCACGTTTCGGCCGCCATCAGCTCGAGGAAGTCCGCAGCATCGCCGCCCGCGCGCCGCGCGTAGGTGGCAGCAATCTGCCCGTCAATCTTCTCCAGCAGCGCAGCCATACCCAGCATGTCCTCGGCATTGCCGAGCGCCAAGCCGGACGCGCGATGGATCATCAGCATTGAGCCGGGCGCCATTTCCAGAGCTGCCGCCTCGGACGCGATCACTGACGCAGCCGACGCTGCAAGGCTATCGACGCGGGCGGTGATCGGCTCGCCATGCTCCCGCATCGCCGCGACCATCGCCTGCGCGCCAAACACCGAACCGCCCGGCGAATTGATGCGAAGCGTGACCGGCCCGCTGGTGGCCTTGAGCGCGCTGATAAACGCATGCGGCGAGACGCCGCCAAACCACCCGGCCTCGTCTTCGTCGGAAACGATGACATCATACAGCCAG